GGGCAAGATGCGCGGCGTGCTGTTGCTGTCGGACGAGACGCAAGGCGCGATGGTGACGATCAACTGCGACAACTTTGAGGCCATGGGCGTGATCCATACGGTCGCCCCCATCATGCAGGAACGTACTATGCAGAACATGCCCACACCGGAGTTTATGAATTGAGCGCACCATTTGACCGCATCCTCACCGTCGACTTCGAGACGCGCTGGGACAGCGCAGAGTACACATTGTCGAAGATGACCACGGAGGAATACATCCGTGACCCACGATTCAAGGCGTTCGGCTGCTGCTTCCACGAGCTTGGCAGCGACGAGCCTGTTGTGTGGGTGGGCCATCGCCACCTGCCCAGCTACTTGGCCGACATCGACTGGAGCCGCACCGCTGTGCTGGCGCACAATGCCCAGTTCGATGTCGCCATTCTGTCGTGGCGCTACGGCGTCAAGCCTGCCTTCATCTTCGACTCGCTGTCCATGGCGCGGGCCGTGCGTGGGGTGGAGGTGGGCAACTCGCTGGCAAAGCTGGCCAAGGAGTTCGAGCTGCCCGAGAAGGGGCGTGCGGTGCACAGCACGGACGGCCTGCAAGAACTCAACGGCACCATCGAGCGCGAGCTGGCCGAGTATTGCAAGCACGATGTGTTCTTGTGCGAAGAAGTTTTCAAGAGATTGAGCGTAGGCTACCCCAAGTCGGAGCTGCGCCTGATCGACATGACGCTGCGGATGTACACAAACCCGCTGCTCGAACTCGACAGCGAGATGTTGGAGGATGCGCTGACCGACGAGCGTGAGAAGCGCGAGGGCCTGCTGCGCCGCATCGGTGTGGACGAGGCGGAGCTTGCGTCGAACAAACGCTTTGCGGAAATCCTCACCAGCTTCGGTGTCAGCGCGCCGATGAAGCGCAGCAAGACCACCGGCAAGCAGACGCTGGCGCTGGCCAAGAACGATGCGCTGTTCCAAGCACTGCTCAACGGCGACAACGAGGACATCGCTGCACTGTGCGAGGCGCGGCTGAAGGTCAAGTCCACCACCGAGCGCACCCGTGCGCAACGTTTCCTCGACATCTCTAAGAGAGGCGCACTGCCCGTCCCCTTGAGCTACTACGGAGCGAAGTCTGGCCGCTGGACGGCATCCAAGGGCTCGGCCATCAACATGCAGAACCTCAAGCGCGGGTCGTTCCTGCGCAAGGCGATCATGGCCCCCGAGGGTCACATGATTGTGGTGGGTGACTTGTCGCAAATCGAGCCGCGTGTGCTGGCTTGGCTGTCCGACTACGAGGACATGCTGCTGATCTTCCGGCAGGGCGGCGACCCCTACGCTGCGTTCGGTTCGCAGATGTTCAACATCCCGGGCATGACCAAGGACTCACACCCTGACCTGCGCCAGTCGGCCAAGTCGGCGTTGCTCGGCTGTGGGTACGGGCTGGGGTGGGCGGCGTTTGCTGCACAACTTCTTGTGGGCTTCCTCGGTGCCCCGCCTGTGCGCTACGACAAAGCGTTTGCCAAGAAGCTGGGCGTCAACTCGCTCTACATCCAGAAGTTTTTGGACAATGCGGACAACTACAAGAAGCTGATGGAGATACCGCACACCTGCACCCTTGAGGAGCTGCTGATCCACTGCGTTGCGGCCAAGAAGATCATCGACATCTACCGCTCGACGGCGTGGCCGGTGGTGGCCTTTTGGGACTTGATGGGCAGCATGCTGACCAGAGCCCTTGCAGGCGGCGAGGAGGTGGTGTATAAATGTCTCATCTTCCGCAAGGGGGAGATCGAGCTGCCCAACGGCATGCGTCTGCTGTACCCTGATCTACGTCAGGTCAAGGACGAGGAGACCGGCCAGTTGCAGTGGGTGTACGGCGAGGATGCCACCAAGCTGTACCCGGGCAAGATCACCAACAACGTGACGCAGGCGCTGGCCCGCATCGTGATGACGGATGGGATGCTGCGAGTGGACAAGAAATTGCCAGTTGCAGGGACGGTGCACGACGAGCTGATCGCCATTGCACCGCAGGAGGAAGCTGAGAACGCGAAGACTTGGGTCTTGGCGCAGATGACGCTGCCTCCGAAGTACATGCCGGGGATTCCTCTGGCCGCTGACGGTGGCGTTCACCGTAGATACGGTCTCGCAAAGAACTGAACATGTTTGACCAGATCATTGATTACGCAATGCCTTTGATGAAAGCCGAGTCGGCGCTGAAGAACGCTTACAGCCACCTTCTCCACAACGAATTTGAGAAAGCCTCCGTTGAGCTCATCAACGCAATCGTCGAAACCAAGATGGCCATCAACGCCGTCAATCACCTGAAGGAGAACAACCATGCAGCTACCCTCAACCATCAAGGTGGGTAAACGAAGCTACACCGTCAAGCAACCGCTTGCCATGCGCGGCACAGCGCAGCGCGGGCTGGTCGAGTACAGCAAGACCACCATCTCTGTCGCGCAATACTGCAACGTCACGAACCGCAAGTACCCGCCGAAGGAGCGCGGGGAAATCTTCTGGCACGAGCTGACGCACGCCATCTTGGCCGACATGAACAGCCCGCTCTACGACAACGAGGAGTTTGTGGAGGCGTTCTCAAAGAGGCTCAACGATGCAATCCACTCAGCCCGCTTCAACGCTTGACGACGACGCCATCATCTCCCTGCTGCGCTTTGCGAACTGGGAGGTGCTGCAAGACCCGGAGGACCTTGACTGGTATATCCGACCGCCGTCGCAGACGTACATCGGCTGCTCGGCATTTAGCAATCTGCAAGACGCTCTGGAATACTTCTGCTTGTATCAACGAGTCTACAAAGAATGAAAAAACCCGCTTGGTCACACTCATCGCTCAAAGATTTCGAGGGCTGCGCTCGACGCTACCACGAGGTCAAGGTGCTCAAGAAGTACCCCTTCCAAGAGACCGACGCCACGCGCTACGGCAATCAGGTGCACGAGTCGCTTGAGCTGTACGTTCGTGATGGCAAACCCATCCCGCCCGAGCACGCGCAGTTCAAGGGCGTGGTCGACAGCCTGCTCAAGAAGCCCGGGCGCAAGCTGGCCGAGTATGAGATGGCGCTGACTGCCGACCTCAAACCTGTTGGGTGGAAAGACCCCAGCGTCTGGGTGCGCGGCATCGCTGACTTGTTGATCGTTGATGACGACAACTTTACGGCGTGGGTCATTGACTACAAGACCGGCAACGACAAATACCCTGACCGAGACCAGCTTGTCCTGATGTCGATCATGGTGTTTGAACACTTCCCGCACATCCGCAAGGTCAACAGCGCGCTGCTGTTCATCGTCAAGAACAGCATGGTCAAGATGCAGATGATGCGCGATGCCAAGGACGCGGCGTGGTGGCGCTACCGTGAGCGCACGGCCATGCTGGAGAACTGCTTCACCACCGACGTGTGGAACCCCAACCAAACCCCGCTCTGCAAATGGTGCCAAGTCACCGGCTGCGAGTTCAACCCCAAGCACTGAGGAGCACACCATGCCCTACGCCAACATGAAAGACCGGGACACCTACCCCGCATACGACCAGAAGCCCGAGGTCAAGAAGCGCCGTGCGGCACGCAACAAAGCCCGCGCCATGCTCATGCGCGAGGGCGTGGTCAAGAAGGGTGACGGCAAAGACGTTGACCACAAGAAGCCGCTGTCCAAGGGCGGCACCACCACGCGCAGCAACCTGCGGGTCAAGAGCGCCAGCGCCAATCGCACGTACGACCGCAACAAAGACCATTCGGTGAAGTGATGTCTAGCATTGCCCCAAACCTGTTTGCGAATCAGCCACCGCCCGTACTCAACCTCAATAGGAGCAAGGTGTACCCGGCCCATACCGTAGAACCATTGATTCATCTACGCGATCTGGAGACGGAGGTGTTTGCCATACCGGTGAACACGCTCACAAACTTGTGGCTGGCAAAGTACGGCAACGAGTGGGTGGCGCTGGCTGACTTGCACGACGACGAGTTCTTCCACTACGCATACGCACGGCTGCGATCGCTTGGTCAGCTTGAGACGCACTTCCTGACCGACCGCGCCAAATACGTTTGCAGAAAGCCCCTGTAATGCAGATCGTTGAGAACAAAGCGCTGATCCTGCGGACACGCAACCCGCACAAATACAGCGTGATACCCAAGCACAAAGTGCTGTCAGAGAGCAATGGCACGTACGAGATCGCCGTCTACTGGGGTCTCGACGAAGCGCGAGTTCTGCGCAACCTTGGCGTCAAGCACGCGCCATCTCCAATCACCAAGCGGTACGACTGGCCCGGCAGGTTCACGCCGATGCAGCACCAAGTGGAGACCGCCAGTTTCCTCACGCTGTATCGCAGAGCCTTCTGCTTCAACGACCCGGGCACCGGCAAGACGCTCAGCGCCTTGTGGGCAGCGGACTACCTGATAAAGCGTGGAGATGTGCGGCGTGTGCTGATCCTGTGCCCGCTGTCGATCATGAAGTCGGCGTGGATGGATGACCTCAATCACAGCATCATCCACCGCTCAGCGGTCGTGTGTCACCACGCCAAGGCATCCCGGCGCATCGAGATGATCCAGCAGGACTACGAGTTCGTCATCGCCAACTACGACGGCTTGCCGCTGATCGCTCCAGAGATCATCAACGATGGGCGGTTCGATCTCATCATCGTTGACGAGGCCAACGCCTACAAGAACCCGAGCACACGGCGCTGGAAGGCGCTGGCCAGCATCATCAAGCCGACGACCTACCTGTGGATGATGACGGGCACCCCGGCCTCGCAGTCGCCTGTGGATGCGTACGGCCTTGCCAAGCTGGTCAACCCCAACGGCGTGCCCAAGTTCTTCACAGCGTGGCGCGACAAGGTGATGAACAAAGTCACCATGTTCAAGTGGGCCCCCAAGACGGACGCCACGGCCACCGTGTTCTCGGCACTTCAGCCAGCAATACGTTTCACAAAAGCACAGTGCCTTGACCTGCCGCCTGTCGTGACGCTGACACGCGAGGTGCCGATGACGGCGCAGCAGAACAAGTACTACAAGATGCTCAAGGAGCAGTTGCTGGTGCGTGCTGCGGGCGAGACGATCAGCGCCGTGAACGCTGGCGTTGCGGTGAACAAGCTGCTGCAAATTTCCTGCGGTGCGGCCTACACGGACGACAAGGAGGTGGTGGAGTTCGACGCTGCCCCGCGCCTTGGCGTGCTCGACGAGATTCTGGAGGAGACCAGCCGCAAGGTCATCATCTTCGCGCTGTTCCGCTCCAGCATCGACACCATCTTGCTGCACCTGCAAAAGCAAGGCGTGGTGGCCGACGCCATCCATGGCGATGTCTCAGCAACAAAGCGTGCCAAGATCATCTCGGACTTCCAGACGCAGCCCAACCCTCGGGTGCTGGTCATGCAGCCCGCTGCCACGGCGCACGGCATCACGCTCACTGCGGCGGATACGGTGGTGTTCTACGGCCCGCTGATGAGCGTCGAGCAATACATCCAGTGCATTGCGCGGGCCGACCGCAAGGGGCAGGACTCGGACAAAGTGACGGTGGTGCACATCGAGTCGAGCCCCATCGAGCGCAAGCTGTTCAAGGCCATGAGTACCAAAGTCAGCGACAACGCGCTGCTGGTCGGCCTGTTCGACAGCGAGATAAAAAATTCTTGAAGAAAGGAGTTGCAATCCCAAAAATTCGCAGTAAGATGTCCAACCCTAGACAACAACGGAGAGCCTAGATGACCAACGAACTGGACGACGAGCCGGTACAAGAAGATACCGAGCAGTCGCAAAAGCAAGATATGGCCGCGATCCCCATGGATAAGCTGGCCAAGGTATACCGCAAGATGCAGACGCGCATCCAAGAGTTGACCGCAGAGTACGACTCGAAGATCGAAGACATCAAGCGGCAGCAAGACGCCGTTAAGAACGCGCTCAAAGATCAGATGCTCGTCATGGGTGTCAGCTCTGTGCGTACCGACAACGGCACGGTGGTACTCTCGACCAAGACGAGATACCACACACAAGACTGGGACTCTTTCAAGGAGTTCGTCAAAGACCACGACGCCATCGACCTGTTGGAGAAGCGTATTGCGCAGTCCAACATGGCGCAGTTTCTTGATGAGAACCCCGGCGTAGTGCCCCCCGGTCTGAACTCCAGCACGGAATACGCCATTTCCGTTCGCAAAGTAAAGTAACCCAAGGAGAAAGTCATGAGCAATGTAGCTCTGTTCAACCCTGCCCAAGTCCCCGATTTCGTCAAGCGCCGGGGCGGTCTGTCTGAAGTTGCCAAAGCGCTGGCTGGCGGTGCTGGTGGCGGCAAGCGCATCAGCATCAAGGGTGGCGTGTTCCGCCTCATCAACGGTGGCAAAGAAGTTGCAGCCATCGACGAGCGCCATCTGGACGTGGTGATCGTGAACGCCGCGCCCACCATGAACCGCGTGTTCTACCTCAAGAAGTACGACAGTGAGGCTGCTCCCAGCGCCCCCGACTGCTGGTCGGCTGACGGCGAGACCCCGAGCCCGGACAGCGCCAACAAGCAGTCCAGCCGTTGCAGCGAGTGCGCGCAGAACATCGCCGGGTCGGGCCAAGGCAACAGCCGTGCCTGCCGCTACCAGCAACGTGTTGCTGTGGTGTTGGCCAACGATGTCGAGGGCGACGTGCTCCAGTTGGCGCTGCCCGCCACGTCGATCTTCGGCAAGGAAGAAGGCGACAACCGCCCGCTCAAGGCCTACGCCTCGTGGCTGGCCGCGCAGAACATCGACCCCACCGATGTTGTCACCCGCATGCGCTTCGACACCAAGGCCGAGAGCCCGAAGCTGTTCTTCAAGGCCATGCGCTTCCTGACCGACGAGGAGTATGAGACCGCGCAGACCCAAGGCAAGAGCGACGACGCCATCAAGGCGATCACCATGACGGTGGCCAAGATGGACAACGTGTCGGCTCCGGCACCGGTGGAAATCCCCGGCAAGCGCCCGGCCAAGGCTGTGCAGGAGGAGGTTGAGGAAGACGAAGCCCCTCCGCCCCCGCCCAAGGCCAAGAAGACCGCCAAGGCCAAAGCCGAGCCCGCGCCTGAGCCGGTCGAGGAAGCCGAGGAGCCGGTCGTGCGCAAGGAAGAAAAGAAGCCTTCCCCCGTGCCGCAGGGCAAGTCCAATCTCGCCGCCATGGTCGACGACTGGGACGACGAGTAAGAAGTTCGGGCCGAAAGCGGATGCTGTGTAGAACCGTCACGGTCGTCGACGCACAGACGCAGCGAGTAGGCCCACCCCTCAATCTAGGAGAAACACATGTACGAAATCGAAAAAGGTATCCCCCTGCCCACCAACACCCGCAACAGCAAGTACCCCTACAAGGACATGCAGGTCGGGGACTCGTTCTTGATCCCGTCCCATCCGGACGACGCGGCTGATCTGCTCAAGCGCATGCGCAACAGCATGTTCGCGGCGGGCAAGCGCCATGGCATCAAGCTGACCGCAGCCATCGACGACGAAGGCGGTGTGCGGGTCTGGCGTAAGGCTTAAGAAAGGTTACGGGGGCCCAGTGCCCCCGAACACATCATGGCGTACTCTGACCAGATCAAGCTGACGGTGAAGACCTCCCCCAAGACGCTGGGCAATCAGCTCGGGCGCTGGGCGGTGCACCTCGACTTTCCTGTGACGAAGATTTCTGAGCTGACCGGTGTGTCCCGTCAGACAATCTACAACTGGTTTGCAGGCGGCGAAGTGTTCGTTGCGTACCGACCGTTGGTCACAAACCTCATCAAAATTTTGCAGTCCTCGGGAACAGCCGAGGAGGCGTGGAGAAAAGCATGCAAGGAATTCGGCCTCAACAACTGACCGACGAAGAACTCGTCCGGTACGCCCGCTTGCTCACGCAGTTGCCGCCAGACTGGGCGGAGGAGCTGCTCAAGCGCTTTGAAGCAAAGCTCGACGACAATAAGTGACCGGGGACCTGTATGACACCGCTGGATTTTTTGGCGGCAGTTCTGCCTGCGCAGGGGCATGGCTATTACTGCGCGGTGGAGCTGAGCACAACAAGGAAGGAGCACAGGTTCGCGGAGGACTTGGCTGACCTTCAACCCTTCGTCACAAAATGGGACAGCGAGAACAAGGACATCTACTTTGCGCTGGCGACGTTCGAGACGATGCCCAAGCGCACGGCGGAAAACGCCCGCTTTCTGAAGTCTTTCTTCATCGACATGGACGGCTACGCCTCCAAGAAGGAAGCGGGTCTGGCGCTCCAGACGTTCCTCGACAAGAGCGGGCTGGGCGAGCTGGGCTCCCCATGGATCGTCAGTTCTGGCGGCGGTCTGCACGTTTACTGGCCGCTGACGCACGAGCTGCCAGTGGAGATTTGGAAACCTGTTGCAGAGAACTTGAAGCGTCTGTGCAAGCAGGAGGGGCTGGCCATCGACATGACGGTGACAGCCGACGCAGCGCGAGTGCTGCGCATACCGGGGACACGCAACCACAAGAAGAAGTACAACCTCCCCCGCAACGTCACCGTGCTGGCCACGGGTGACACCTTCGAGTTCTCCGCTCTCTCCCCGCTGATCCACGACAAGCTGCGCGCTGAGGATCACGCCCCCAAGTTCTCCGCCATCCCCGGCGTGCGCCCCACGCGCAGCCCCAACGCCACCCAGATCAAGCTCATGCAGAACAGCGTCACGCTGTTCGAGAACATCTACGACGCCACCACCAGCGGCCAAGGCTGCGCCCAGCTCAAGGCGTACATCGACAACCCCAAGGAAGATGGCCTTGAGCCGATCTGGCGCGGCATGCTTTCATGGACGAAGGTGTGCGATGACGGCGACGAGTGGTCCTCGTGGCTGAGCGCCCTGCACCCATACCCTGAGTCGCGCATGCGACAGAAGCTGGCCGAGATCAAGGGGCCCTACCCCTGCGTCAAGATGGACAGCGAGAACCCGGGCATCTGCTCCAAGTGCCCGCACTTCGGCAAGATCACCAACCCCCTGCGACTTGGGCGCGAGATCAAGACGGACAACGAGGAGCGCGACATCGTTGTGCCCCCGCCAAACGTCCCGGACACCTTTGAGGCCGAGGAGTTTGAGTTCGAGGAGGAGCCCGAAGCCATCGACGGGGAGACCCCCCATCAGGTTATCCGGCGTCCCAAGCCCCCGCGTGGGTTCAGCTACGGGCAGAACGGCGGCGTCTACTGCGACCGGATGACCGAGAACGATGACGGCACCAAGAGCAAGAAGCAGGTGCAGATTCTTCCCTACGACTTGTTTGTCGTTGACATGCTCAAGCAGGAGTCCGACCACCTTGTGCACCTCGTGGCCACCCGACCCGATGGCGTGAAGAACATCACCATGCCCAGCAAGTGCGTGGTGTCCAAGGATGAGACGGTCAAGTTCTTGGCCAGCCAGAACGTCATTGCCAGCTACGGCAAGGGCAACGATGTGAACCTGTTCGACTACGTGCGGGCGTGTGTGGAGGAGGCCTCGCTCAACAAGAAGGCGATCGACGTGCCGCTCCAGTGCGGCTGGCAGAAGGACGGCTCGTTCGTCTACAACTACCGCGTGTTCACCAAGGACGGGCGCGAGATCACGGTGCCCATGCCGGGGCTGGAGAACATCAACAAGAACACCACCAGCAAGGGCACGCTCGACGGCTGGCGCAAGTTCTGGGACTTGATGATTGAGCGCCGGATGTACACCATGCTGGCCATGTGCCTCGACAGTTTCGGCTGCTCGCTGTACCAGTTCTCGGACTACGAGGGGTTTGTCTGGCACATCGGCTCCACCGAGTCGGGCACCGGCAAGTCGCTCACGCTCAGCGCCAAGGCTGGCGTGTGGGGGCATCCGATCCATTACCGCACGGGCAAGGGCACCTCACCGGTGGCCATGCAGCAACGCGCTGGCCTGCTCAACAGCCTGCCGCTGCTGATCGACGAGATCACGTCCAAGCAACGCAACGATCTGGAGTGGGCACCGGCCTTCATCTTCGACCTCACCGAAGGTCAGGGCAAGGAGCGCATGGAGTCCGGCTCCAACAAAGAGCGCATCAACAACAGCGTGTGGAAGCTGTCGTGCACGATGACCTCGAACACCCACCTGACGGACTACATGTCGGGGGCACGCAAGCACAGCTCCAACGGTGAGCTGCTGCGCCTGCTGGAGTGGACGCCCAACCGCCCCTTGCAGTGGGACGCCGAGGAGCGCAAGGTTCTCAAGAACATCAAGCTCAACTACGGCGTGGCGGGGGAGGCATGGGTGCGCTGGATGGTCAAGAACCAAGACGTGTGCGCGGAGATGTGGCGCAGGGTGCACGAAAAGCTCAAGGTGACGCTGGAGTTCGACGATGACGAGCGGTACTGGCACACAGGCTGCACGGCCATCGTGTCCGCAGCCATCCTCTTGGGGCCGAACTACGCCAACATCCTGCGCGTGCCCATCAACGGCATCATCGAAGCGCTCAAGGAGTTGGTGACGCGGGCCAGAGGTGTCTTGCGGCGCAACGTGCGCACGGCTGAGGATGTGCTCAACGCCTATACCCGGGACAACTATGGCAGCTTCGTGGTGCTGTGGAAGACCGAGGCCAAGGGCCTGCTGGCAACGTGGGGCAACGGCGACACTGTGGACAAGTCGATCACGCGGGGCAAGGTCCTCGGGCGCATCGAGCACAACACGCTGACGCCGGGGTTCACGGAATACTTCATTGAGGAGCAGCTTCTCAAGCAGCACTGCGTGTCGATGAGCTTCGGGTACGCCGACTTCAAAGCGCAGCTCGAAGCGCAGTTCAAGGTGACCTACACCAAGAAGGACCTGCTGTCCAAGACCAACGGTCCGGGCATGCGCGTCAACGTCATGCACATCAGTCGCCGCTCTGAGGACATCAATGAAAGTGAACTACCCGTGGTCCAGCCTAAAGCCGGGTGAGGGGTTCTTTGTTCCTGCGATCGACGTGGAGAAAGCCCGAGAGCTCGGGCTTCGCTCCGCAGTAGGACAGCGAGTGAGGGGCAAGGCCGTCATCTGCATCAAGGACGGCCTGCTCGGTGTGTGGTTCTTCAGGCCCCCTCCCTCTCCTCAAGCCTCCGCACAACCTCCATGAATCGCCGGGCTGCTTGCAGCTTGGCGTCCTCCAGCGTGTCGATGCGCGCACGCTTGGCGTCCCCGGTCATGTCCGAGCGCTCCTGCACCCGTCGAATCTCGGTGTTGATGCGCCCGACAAGCTGACGGTACTGGCCTGCGGCAGTGGCTGCACCAAGCCGCGCCATGTTCTCTTGCTTGTACTCGGCGGCTTCCTCGCGCCGACCTTCCTTGAGCATGGTGCTCAGCGTGGTGCGTGCCTGCATGGCGTCTTCTGCCAGCCGTGCCACGGCTTCCGAGTCTGCGCCGCCAATGCGTTTCTGGAACGCAGTGCCGATTAACGGCATGTCGCTCATGCGACCTGTCGGACGCTCACCTTTATCCGCGCCTGCAAACATCTCGTTGGCACCTGCGGCAATCGCCAGAGGCATCGACCCCAGATAGCCGCGCACCAAGTGCTCGATCTGCACAGGAGACAGCACCGGGAACGCCTCGCTGATGCGCTTGGCCAACTCGGTGGTGGTCGTGTTGTACCGCTGCTCGGTGTCGAGGTTCTTCATCCGCAGCGACTCGATCGGAGCGCCAGTCAGGAAGTTCTTGTTGGTGAACACCTCAAACGCAGGCTTGGCGATCTGCGGCACGCCCATCGACGTGTAGCCCGGGACCGATTGCAGGAACATGTCGCGCAGCGCGGTCATCTGGTCCTTCGTCCGAACTTCCCCAACCATGCCGTCGACAGCAGCCACAGCCAGCGAGAAGAAGTAGCCCGCTTCGTACGGGATCGGCAGCTTGACCGGCTCGTCAACGCCCGGCAGGTGCAGGAAGAAGTTGGTGTACCGATCGCGCGGGCGAGCGTTCTTGTAGTACTCGTCGTCCTGCATGGCCATGGCGTACACAAGACCGAGGCTGACAAGGAACGCGGCGTTGGTGAAGAACTTCTTCTTGATCCGCTGCGACTCCTCGAACGGCATCTTGCCGGTGGCCGCTTTGTACAGCACGTTCAGGCCTTGAATCTGCGCGTTCAGGAACGGGATCAGGCGGTTAGCGTACTGCACGGTGGGCGACAAACCTCGCTTGTAGAAGTTCATCGACTCCATGGTCATCATGTCGGCCTCGACCTCAGACAGGCCGTTGGCAATCGCGTTGTCGTAGACCAGCGCCCGGGTAGCGGCATCAGCGCGCAACGCGGTGCGGTCCATCGCATCAAAGATTTTGCGGTACAGCGGAGCTTCGCGGTTCTGCACGATGCGGCGGGCCATGTCGCCAATGTCGTCCACATCTCCTGAGAAGATGTTGCTCTGAATCAGCCCTTTCTCCAACAGCTTTGCCTGCGTCGGGCTGTTGCCTGCCGACATGCGCACAAACTCACGGCCAGCCTTGGCAACAGCGCGCATGGGGCCGTAGTTCAGACCGCCAGTGAACGCTGCGGCCATCGGGTCGCGGAACAGCTGCCGGGCAATGTACATGGGCATGCGCGTCACGCCTGCGCGCAGCAGGTCCGACGCAGCACCAGCAAGCTTGAGGAACTCAGGCAGCGGCAGGTGCGCACCTTCAAGGCTCTTGACCAGCAGCTCAGACGGAACGCCTTCTGCCAGCGTGTCGCTGGTGTCGACGATCACATGGCGCTTGCCGGTGTCGCTGGCGTCGTTGGGGTCAGGTTCTTGGTTGAACCGGATCACGTCCGCGCCAGAGCGACCGTCGCCCTTTTTGATGACCATCTTCTTGGACGAACGACCGATCTCTTGCAGAGCGTACGCCACGTTGCGCGCAGCGTAGTTGGTCAGCGCCTTGTCCATCAGCAAGAACGTGTTGCGCGGGATGGCCTCGTCCAGAGGCAACAGCTTGGTCTCGCCGCCCTTGAGCTGGTTGAGATACGGCTGGCGGCGGATGTCGCCAATCGTAATCATGGTGTTGCCGCCAAACACCAGCTCGGCCATGCCGTTCTCGTTGACGCGATAGAACGGAACGTAGTCGCCGTCCTTGTTCAAGCGGGTGGCCTCGGCTTTGGTGATGGCCCCTGTGCTGGCCAGGAAGTCAATCAACCCCTTGTTGTAGGCGTTGTACTGGCGGCGCACATTCTCCAGCGCCTTCTTGAGCGGAGCGTCGGCATCAACCTCGGCCAGCACGGCGTCGATCTCAGCGTCAGTGATGCCCAGCGCGCCGATGTCGAGCTTGCTCACACCCTTGTTCTTGGCGCGTTGCGCGACCATGTACATCTGCGCCACGGTTGCACGGCGCTTGGCATCGACCGGCAGCTCTGCGATTGCCTTAAACACGTCAGCAGCAGAATCACGGCCCGTCGTGCGCACGCCCGTCAGACCCTTGGCGTCTTTGTACAGCTCTGGCACACCGCTGCTCATCACCGAGTAGATGAGCGGCAGCTTCTGGTCAGCCTTGATAACGCTGTACATGCCCTGCGTGAACAGCTTGTCGTCGCCCATGCCCTTGGCACCGGCTTTGAGCGCTTCGCGGAGACCCGCACGCATATCGACGCCCTGCATCTCCGCTTCGAGCGCAATGTTCTTGCCGAGCTTTTCACGGAACGTCTTGGGCTTGCCAATCGTTTTGTCAGCCAGCGACTCCAGTGCGCTGGGGGCCCCACGCGAAAACAGCAGCCGCCCAGAACCTTCTCGTCCTTTGCCGGTTGCAGGTCCAACAGGCTCCAAGTTCACGCCAATGATTTCAGGAACTTGGTCGATATACGCGCGCTCTGTGTATTTACCTTCGGTATTTTGCTCAATAGCTTCGATGCCTGCTTCTTTCAAAAGGCGCACGGTCTCGTCAATACCGAGCTTATCGCGCATTGTGTAGAACAGGCTGTTACCGGCCCACTTATTTATTTTGTCAACGGTATTTTTTGTGCTTTGCGAAGCGTACTTGCGCATGAGCGCATCAAGCTTGGGGCGCTCACCAAGCGTGTGCATTTCGTTCACGCCAAAAATTCTACTGAGCGGAATTGCGTCGAGCGTTCTGTACAAGTTGCCTTCGGACGGGCGTGTTTTGAGCCCGACAATCTTGGCGGCGTCAAGCGCCTGCGCTGCGCGCAATTGACGCTTAGCTGTCGTGAGCTCGCGCTGCGCAGAAGCTGTGTCTTCGCCCTTACGCTGCTTGCGGTCAAGAGTTTTCTCTGCGTTTTCCACACCCTTAGAAAAACGCTCGATCAACAGAGGGATGTATTTTTTGACCGCAGCATTTTTTGTAGGGTCTAGCTCGCCGCCTGCCGACACATCTTGCAAGTACCGCGTGAGCAAATTGCTTTCAAATAGCGTTTGCATTTCGGATAAAGACAACTCGGACTTATCAGCACCAAGAAATTTGCTGTCCATGGAGCGGTAGTCTTGGTACGTCTTACTTCCGTAACCTGACGCGTTGGCAGCTTTGCCAAAAGGAACCGCGTGCTGGTAGTACTCGGCGTATTTTTTGTCTGGCGTTACGTACGGACCTTTCCCAAGGTTGGTGCTCCCTTCAAACCGCTGCTCGTACGAACCTTCGCCCGCACCAGAAAATTTTGAGTCAAAAGCGGTGAAAGTAGCGTCTGTGCCGTGCCAAGTGCCGCGCAGCTCAAGTTGCGCAGCACCATACGCCATGTTTACAAGGTCGCCAGATGTAAGTTTGTCCGGATTGATCCCGTACTTTGCCAGCGCTTTACGAAGAACGTCAAGCACCATTCGCAGCCAGTTTCTAACAGGCCCGCCGTTTTTCATAGCACTGGCAGAGACGCCAGCTTTAACAGCTTCTTCTACGGCGTACGCCAAAAGCTCATCATCGTACTGGTCAACTGTTGTTTCAGCTGCTTCAGCGCGTGCAATCGCACTTTTTGCAATACGGGACTCGATAGAGCCGTCGTTAAGTTTCGCCCATTTTTTGACAGCGCTAACAAGCTGTCCGTACTGAGCAGCGTTGAACAGATTGCGGAAACCAAGGTGCACACCTACTTCGTGCAACAAAACGCCGAGCTCTTCTCCTTTGCCGATATTGTCAGCAAACATAAAAACGCTGCCATTTTTCGGGTTGACAAATGCTTTTGCATCTGTCGGAATGTTGGCGTTTTCGTAGTCGTACTTAAATCTGATGTCCGCAAAAAAATCAGCAACAGACTTAAGCAGCACAATGCGTTTTCCGGCAATACCTTTATCGCCAACAATTTTGTCAAGTGCTCTTTCCAAAGCCTCGACGGTTTGCCCACCAGTTTTTGGCGTACCGCGAGAAAACTCAAAAGTGTTGTCGTTGTCGAAGTCTTCATCAAACGACTCGGCAAGACTAGACCTCGGCGCTTTTGCAGTCATCTCCGTGCCAGACAGGTCAACGACCATGCCGCCGTTCTCGACAACGGCTTCGAGCTGCGCACGATCCGCAATCCGTTTGCCAAGGATGTCCAACACGCCCGGAAGTTCCTTGCGCAATTTGTTCAGCCGCGCAGCAGTGGCAGGCTGTACGCGGTCAGGACTCTGCGCAACCACGGCTTCGAGCTGCGCAATTTCCCGTTGGATGGTGTCGCGCTGACCGATCAGACGGTTCGTCTCTTCAAGCTGCGCCTGCAAGATTTGCTGCTGCGTGCGCTCAGCCATGGCGGCAAACTCTGCTTGCAACTGCTCCGTGGTCTTGGCGTCGTTCAAGCGCTTCACAAACGCGTTGGCTTCTGCCACAGCTTGCTCAGCCTTGGGCTGCTTGACATCTCGTTTCTCGACAACAGGCGTCTTCACAGTGCCCGTGTCAGCCTTGGTCTCCGCAGTGCCTGCGCGGAACTTGGCCGGAGCGGACGACTGAATGCGGGTGGCCTGCGAGACCTTGCCAAGCTGCTCAGGTTGAAGCTGTGAAATCTCCAGCAACACCTCGTTGATCTTGGTTTGCAGTTTGGCTCTTGCGTTTTTGTTGCCCGCTTTTTCGGCGGCATCGCGCTGCTTCTCCAAGTCAGCAAGCTTTGCGCGAGATTCCTTAAGCATCGCCACACGAGCTTGCGCTTCGTCAATCTGGATTTGCAGCTCTTGACCGGGCTTCTTGGCGCGCGCAGCCACAAGCTTTTCAAGGGCTTCCTTGAGCTGCTGAACATTCGCTTTGGCTTCGTCAATCTGCGTTTGCAACGCCTGTTTAGGTTTCTTGGCAGGCATGTCGGCAAGCTTTCCAAGGTCTTCCCTAAGCGTCTTCAAACGCGCTCTCGCTTCGTCAAGCTGCGTTTGCAGAGCTTGTTCGGGCTTCTTGGCAATAATGTCGGAGATTTTTTCGCCGGTCTGCGCGTCCGTGCGTCGAATGCCAAGACGGTTCGAGCGCTGGGCAACAAGTGATTGCAGCTCTTTCAGGTACTCGCGCCGACGTTTCTTGCGCTCTTTTTGCGTATCTTCAGACACAGGAGCGCCAGTCTCCGGGTCCGTTGTCTTCTTAATCAGCTCGTCCTGCTTCTCGATGTTGCGCTTGAGTTTCTCAATACGCTTGTCGATGCTTTCAGTGACAGCGGCAGCAACTTCAGGGTCGCTGGAGAAAACTCGCTCGGCTTTTTCAAGGGCCGCTGCTCGCTTGGCTTTGGTCTTCTGCAACTGCTCGCCGTAGGTACGCAACGTTGCAATCCGCGCATCTGTGTCAGCAATGTACTTCTTGAGTTTCTCCGCATCTGCGCCAAGCTTCTCCCGCACGTCACGCTCAGCGCCCTGCAAATTCTTTGTAATTTCGGTGAGCTTGTCCTGCGCAATCTTTTTGCGAACAGACAGCTCAGAGATGCCTTCGTCGTTTTCTGCAATATCTGCGTCGAGCTGCGCCTTGTCGTCGTTTGTGGCCTTGACCATCGCCAGCATCTCGCGGCGGTTCTCGAAGTCGATGCGCTCGCCGGGAATTGCTGCAAGCCTGTCAGCGCGGTCTTGAAAGTCCTCACGCTCTTTCTTGTTGCGCTGCTCTGCCGCAGAGCGCTCAGCAGGCACAGGCCCCATCGCCCATTTCTTGCCACCAATGCTGACCGTGCGCTCTTCCCCAGCGGCGGTGATCTCACCACGCTTCTGCTCGATCTGGCTGCGGATACCTGCGGCAGCGGCCCCCTCTTGCTCAGCCTCGATGTCGGCAAGCACCATCTCGCCTTCCGTGCCCTTGGTGGCATCTTTGGCCAGCGCGCGCGCCGTCTCGACTTCCTTCTTGGCTGCGGCAAGTTCTGGAGAAGCTGCACGACGCTGCTCCAGCGCCTGGGTCTCTTCCTGCACCGCCATGCCCGTGCGCAGCATGCCGCGAGCCGCGTTGTCCAGACGGCGCTCAACTGCAAGTTGTTGCTGCTGCAAAGCCAAGTCTTGGTCAATGAAGCGCACGATGGCCACCGACGGGACGTACGGCTTGACCTGACGTTGCTGCTGTCGCAGCTCTGCAATCTGTTGGTAAATACGGCGGACAGTGCCAGAACCCTGGTCAGCCTCACCGCCAATAACCTGTTTGTTGGCGTCCAGCGCACGCTTGAGCTGCTCAGTCAGCGTCTGGATTTTGGTCTCGATTGCGTACGCGTCGGGGTTGCGCATGCGCTTGAGAGCTTCCAGCACTTTTGTCCGCGCATCGACAATACCGGGCAGCTTCTCGCCAATCGAACCCAGCTTGTTGCGGGCTTTGAGCAGCTCTGCTTTTGCCTTGGCAACCTCGTCTGCCGCTGCCACAAAGTTGTCGTGGCCTTTCACAAACTTTGCCGTATTGGCAGCAATGTTCTGGCTGATGCGGTCTGAGTCGGCGTTGGCTTGGTCGAACTGCGTTTGGTACTTTTCGTACTGCGTGTTGAGCGCATCAAGGTCTTTGCGCAACGCGGTCTCAACTTCGCCCAACTTGACCTCGGCGTCTCCGACAAGCTGCATGCCGACACGGCGCTCGCTGTCGCGCACGTTGGCCAACTGCGCTTTGCGTTGCTCAATAGCGGCACGGCGTTGGCCGACCGCTGCCAGTTTTTGCTCCAGCGCGCCAATGTCCTGCGTCATGCGCGAGACGGTGTCACGCGGCATACCCTGCGCAGCACGGGCGGCTTTGAGGTAGTCGCTGGCAAGATACCGATCAAAGTCCTCGAACGAGTCGAACACTTCGGCCTTTTGCTGCGGCGCGTACAGTTGCGCGCCGGTGGTTTGCAACGGGCCAACGTCTTGCGGAGAGACAAAGGTTGCCTTGCCGCCCTCAACTTGTGTCTGGGCCTGCGGGGCCACCGCTTCCGGCATCAGCTCCGCGCCAAGCTCTTGCTGCTGGCTGTTGTCGTACTTGCCTTCCTCGATAGCGGCAAGTTGCGCCTGCACGTCAGGGAGCAGGTTCTGCGCGGCTTGGGGCGACGTGGCTTTGCGGTTGAGCCAGTCACTGAACAGGTTCAGGCTTTCCGGCTGGTTCTGGATGGCACCGAAGTTGTCGATCACTTTTTGAAGAAGTGACTGTTCCTCGGGGGTGAAGTTGGTCAGCGTGTTGTCCCGGTTGCGCTTCTCGAACGCACGGTTGATTTGCGTGGCCAGCATCTGCGGCGACACAGTGCTCGGCACAGCCGTTCGCGTGAACGTCGGATTGGACGCGGTCGCCCCGCGCCACTTAGCGCTCAGGCTGTCGAGCGCATCCGTGATGTTGGGCATCTTGCCTTGCGCAGCTTGTTCCAGTGCAGGCAGCGCTTCTTGCTCGATCGCCGTAATGGTCTCGGGCTTGAGGCCCGGACGGACCGTCTGAATTTCGTCGACCAGCGCGGCCACCACATCTTGCGGAGACACGCCTGCTTCAGGGTCGAACATGTTGCGCAGCGTGTCGTTGCGCTGCACCTGCGCTGCCTCCAATTTAGGCACGGAGCCCAGTTTGGTTTGCAGCTCGGCAGTCTCTGTCCCAAAATCCTTGCGGCTGGTGTCCTGCGCTTCGTCTGAGATTTCCTGCTGCATCTCGCGCAGGAGGTTCATCTCCTTTACGATCTGGCGCATTTGCGTCGTCGGACGTGCGCGTCGATCGGGCCTTGCGTTCTGGGCAAGGCGGGCGGCTTTGTACTGCTCGTTGAGCTCCGCCAGCTTCTGTGCAATAGCTTCTGCACTGCTGTACGACGGGCGGTTGATGACGCCAGAACCGGTCTGGCCAAACAGATCACCTTGGTCCACCGCTGTCGGCATGACCGACAGCTCCCTCGGCGCAGGGCCTTCAACCGGTGCGGGGGCTTCAGCCGGTGCAGGCGTGGCGGTCTGCACTTCGGGCGGCTTGGGCATGCTGGCCAGCGCCTCGGACAGTGCCTTGAGCACCTGCGTGTTCTTGCGCAGGTTCAGCCCCGGGATGCGGACTTGGTTGTCCACAAGCTGCTGCGCCATCTGCGGGTCAGCCATCAGGTACGGCACAAACATGGCCGGTTCCTGTACGTTCAGCGCAGAGGCTTCTTCGGGCAGGTAGTTCTGCTCCACCATGATGCCAAGCTGCTGCGCGGCGTACTTCGCGGGGGCTTCGGCCTGTGCAGCCGCTTGCTGTTCCTGCGCTTGTTGCGCCAGAACAGCAGCCCGGTCTGGGGCCACCATCCAGTTGTCTTCGGTGCTGATGTCCTGCGCCTGACCTGCGGGGGCTTGGCCGGGCACGGTGCGCGTGCGCTCCAGCATGTAATCCATTGGCGACAGACCTGCCACACGCTGTTCTTCCAGCGCCCTGTCGAGCAGCCCGCTCTTTTTGAGCTGGTTGTACTCGGGGGCCAGCGCGTTGCGTTGCGATGCGTTCTCTTTGAGCTGCGCGTTGATCTCGCGGTTGAACGCCTTGTCGACAGCCTCTGTGGGGCTGTCCTTGGTGATCTTGCGAATCTGTTTTTGCAGCTCGATCTTTTGCTGCTCAAGCTGCGTGATCTGGTCGTTGACCTTCAGCGCATAGTCAGGCGTCTGCTTGTAGGCTTCTTCCTGCTGCCGTTCCTGCTCTTGTTGAGCAAGCGCGTCTTCACGAGCTTTGCGGCGGTCGGCAATGTCAGCTTCCTCGGCCTGCTCGCGGGCCTTGTATCGCTCGTACCCACGACCGACGGGGGAGCCAACACCAGCGAGCGCGGCACCACCGATGAAGCTGTCGATGTACTCTTTGCGGGCTTCGGGGTCCCCGATGCTCAGGCCTGCCTGCGCACGTTCGAGCACCTGCTGGAGCGTCTCGGTGACGCCCTCTCGGGTCATGGCACCGCCAGCGGTCTTGGCGTAGTCCGCCACGGCTTGGCGCACCGTCTGGTTGGCAATCGCACGGGCTTCCTGCGTGGTCAATTTCGAGCCGACCGAACCGAACAGCTTGCCCACACCGGGCATCAGCGCCATGGCGGCAGTGTCGAGAAGAGCCTGCGGAGCGGCGGCTGCGGCAGCAGCGCCAAGGCTCGTGTCGGCAAGTTTGGTGCCCTCGGGCTCCATCTGACGGCCAAGGTTGGAGCCGACAAACTGGCCGTAGTTGGCCAAACCGGCAGCGCCAGCACCAACCAGTGCAGCGGCGGCAGGGGCCCCAACACCGGTAGCAGCCAGCGCAGCGATACCACCAGCGGCAACAGGCGCGGCAATGTAGGGGATCGAGCCGCCAAAAGTCTCTGCGAGCTTTGTGAGAGGGGCTTCGGTCCAGCCTTTTTCGGTGGGGGTGAAGCGCTCTCGTGCGGCCTGCTGGCGCTCGCGGAAGTACTGCTCCGCAGCTTGCTCGTCCCCAAACCCAAGTTTCGCCGCCGTGAGGGCGGTCTGCCCCTTAAGCTCCTCAAACCCCGCCGCCGCTGCGGCTCTCGCGCCAGTTGTGTCGCGTTTGGGTTTGGGCTTCTCCGCGCTCTTGAATGCTTCCGGATACTTTTCGATGGCGGCTTGGCGTGCATCAGCTACCGTCTCGCCCTCCTTCATTTCAAAGTAACGACCATCAGGAAGCTGGATGTATTGAGGCATGGTGGACTCGCAAATTGTGTCCGGCTGGCGAGGCCGGATTGGGAAACGCCTGTCAGATCATTTTACTGGCGCGGCGCAACTTCTGCACCCTTTGGCAGACTGGATACTGGGCGCAGCGCACTTTGTGCGCGCGCCATTTGGTCAAGCAGGTCGCCCATCGTCATAGGGTCTTGTCCACGGTTTTCACGCTTGCTGTTTTCCTCAACAAGCAGCTTAACCAGCGGCATGACAGATCTGTCTGCCGTAGCGTCAGACATGAGTTGCGTGGCCTTGAACGCGTCACCACCGGCTTTCTGCATGGCTGCGTTCCACAGCGCCAGCGCGGGAGCGTTGGCTGCTTTTGTTGCAGCAATCTGTGCGTTGGTGCGCTTGGTCTGCTCACCTTCGGTGTACTGCGTTTTGTACAGGTCGGAGACTTTACTGAACATGTCCTGCGCGTTCTTGGCCTTGACTCCGAACAGTATCTCGGCACCTTCGAGACCGTACTTCTCCGCATCCACACGGGCTTTGCGCAAGCTGGCTTCGGCGTCTTTGACCTCTTTGCGGTTCATGTCGCTGCGGTTCAGGCGCAGATCGTCCAGCGTATCCTTGGCCAGCTCAAGCCGCTCTTGTGCAGCGCGGATTTTCTCGATACCAGCAGCGTACTGCTCGGTGCCAACACGCGCACCTTTGCCGATCGCTTCACCCAGCGGACCGCGAGAGGACATGATGGCCAGACCGGCGTTGAGGAACGCCAGCCCTTTGTTCTCTTCGCCTTGCTTACCGAGCGCAGCTTCGCGGGCAGCAATACGCTCGCCCCGGCCCTTGTACACATCGCCCTCGGCTGCTTGGCGCTCCATGATGCTGCGCAGGTTTTCCGTTTCGCCTTGCACCTGCACGTTGCCAAGCTGTTGTCGCCGCCCCATCAACTGCTTGCCTTGCTCGTCGATAGGAGCCATGTAACGTTGCTGCGCAGCGGCCAGCGTATCTTCGCTGTACGGAGTGGCCGGGCCTTGTTTCAACAGCGACGAAACGCCTGTGTTGTCGGCACTGGCTTTGGTACGGCTTTTACTGACATCAGCATCGTCGTCGGCAATTGGCGTCACGTTACGAGGGGGAATAAAGCGCGGGTCCTGTGCGGCGGGGATGCTTCCGCGACCAGCATTGCCTTTGTAGCCGGTATCAGGCGCAACGCCAAGCGACTCGCGCATGGCGTCTGTGACCGGTGTGTAGCTGGCTTTCGGGCTGCGGTCGTTGGGACTGCGCACGACATTTCGCAGCAAGTTGATTGGTGCCGCAGCAACATCCGCCACAACACCGGCAGGGTATGCCGCTGCAATCACGGCCTTCTCAACGTCAGAAAGCGGTTGTTTGCGGTTCAGCTTCTCCATGGCCGTCTGCAAAAGCTGACCACTTTCAAAGCCCTCAATGCTGTACATCGGGTCAGACAGCACGCTCCCCTGCGAGTTGTACCGCTCCACGTCGCCGCCGTCAGCGAACGCAACCAGACCGCCAGCGGCCATGTTGTCGATGTTGGGCGTGGGCAACGTGCCGATCCCGACATCTTCCGGCAGTTGCTGGGGCTGCATGCTGGCCACCACTTGGTCGTTGACCTTGGGCTGCTGCATGGCCTGCTGCGGGTTGACCTGCGCCGACTGCCGCATGCGCTCGCGGCGGGTCTTCTCGTTGAGGATCAGACTCAGCGTGATGGCGTCGTCTTTGTACTGCTGCGCCAACTGGGGCAGCATCTGGTCCGACATCGTGGAGAGCCGGTCGGCCAGCGTAGCGATTTGTCCCATGCCGTTCATGTCTTACCCCGTGATTTTCTGCAAGGCCAATTTTGCCAGACCACCGTCTTTTGGAACACGGCCACCCTTCTTGAACATGCCCAAGCGCGATGCGCCGTACAGGGCCGTGCCAGCGCCAATCAGTTGGTTGGTCATGCTGGGCGCTTGGCCATAGATGGTCGCCGCCGACTGAGTCGTTGGCGTGCCGCGCAGCAGGTCCGACATGAAGCCGAACTGCTTGTACGGGTAGTTCTGCCGGTTGAGGTAGTCCTGATAATCATTGTTGAGGATGTTCTGGACTTGGTTCTGCTGCTGCGTGCCAAGCTGGTTCTGCAAGTTGATGTTGCCAACGTTCTGGTTGTACAGCGTGTTGCCGAGCTGGCCGAGGTTGCCGTACCCGGTCATGCCAGCTTGCAGGCCTTGGAGGCCCAGACCCGCGCCGTACTGGTTCGCCTGCTCGTTGAGCTGGTTGGCTGCTTGGCCGTACTGCGCCATGTTGCCCGCAGCGCTCATCAGGTTGCCGTAGCCGAACTGGCGCGACTGCTCAGCCAGTTGCTGCGCTTGCAGACCGTACTGCTGGTTGGCCAACTGCGCTTGCAGGTTCTGGCCCGCGCCGAGGTTCTGCACGCCAAGCAGCGCGTTGAGGTTTTGCTGCCCAACGTTGAAGCCCATCGACTGGTTGGCAAGGTTCGCTTGCTGCGCCAACTGCGCGTTCTGAAGGTTGGCCTGCTGCCCAAACTGCCCCTGCTGAAGCCCGAACTGCCCGGCAAGCGCTTGGTTCGACAGACCAAACTGGTTCTGCGCGGCTTGGTTGGCTTGGTTGGCGGCTTGGTTGAACTGGCCTTGCTGGAGCCCGAACTGGCCCATGAGCGCTTGATTGGCAAGGTTCGACTGCTGCATGTTCGCAGCCGTCTGCATGTTGGCCTGCTGGCCAAACTGGCCTTGCTGGAGCCCGAACTGGCCCGCCAGCGCCTGATTGGCGAGGTTGACCTGCTGCTGATTGGCAGCGTTCTGGAGGTTGGTCTGCTGGCCGAACTGACCTTGCTGCAAGCCATACTGACCTTGCAGCGCTTGGTTGGAAGCGGCGGCTTGGTTCAGGTACTGGAGGTTGGCCAGACCCATCTGCTGGCCAAACTGCCCCTGTTGCAGACCGTACTGACCTTGCAGCGCTTGGTTGGAGAGCGCAAACTGGTTCTGCGCGGTTTGGTTGGCCGCAGCAGCTTGGTTCTGCGCTTGCTGGTTGGCCAAGCCCATTTGCTGACCAAACTGGCCTTGCTGGAGACCGTACTGGCCAGCCAGCGCTTGGTTGGCGGCAGACGCTTGGTTCTGCGCTTGCTGATTGGCCAAGGCGGTTTGCTGGCTCATCTGACCTTGCTGGAGACCGAACTGGCTGCTCACGCCTTGGTTGGCAAGGTTGGCTTGCTGCTGCAACTGCGCGTTCTGGAGCGCCGTGTTGTAGCCCATGTTGGCGTTGAACTGCCCGGTCTGCATCCCGGCCTGCTGGTTGGCCAGCAGCGCCTGAAGCCCCGTGGCTTGGTTCAGCTGCTGCGCCTGCATGCCGGTCTGCGCGGCAAGACCCTGCGTCTGGAGGCCCGCGCTCAGGTTCTGGAGGTTAGCCTGTTGACGGTTGCCTTGGTTGGCCAGCGCCGCTTGCAGCGCCTGCTGGGCCGACATGCCCGAGGCTTGAAGGCGGTTGGCCTCGTTCTGCACCGCAGCTTGCTGCTGGTTGTTCAAGTTGGCCAGCGAGGTTTGCAGGCCAGTGTTGACGCCAAGCTGCTGCGCCTGCTGTTGCGAGGCGAGGTTCTGCTGACCCACAGTCAGACCGGCCTGCTGGTTGGCCAGTGCGGCTTGCAGTGCGGCCTGCTGGTTCATGCCGGACGCTTGCAGTCGGTTTGCTTCGGTTTGAACCGCAGCTTGCTGGGCGTTCGTCAGGTTGGCCAAAGAGGTCTGGAGACCTGCGTTGACGTTGAGCTGCTGCGCAGCCTGCTGCGAAGCAAGGTTCTGCTGGCCGACGGTGAGGCCCGCTTGCTGGTTGGCCAGCGCTGCCTGCATGGCCGCTTGCTGGTTCATGCCCGACGCTTGCAGGCGGTTGGCTTCCTGCTGCACAGCCGCTTGCTGCTGGTTGTTCAGATTGGCCATGGCCGTCTGAAGTTCCGTCTGCGTGCGCAACTGCTGCGTGGCTTGCTGCGAAGCAAGGTTCTGCTGACCCACCGTGAGCCCGGCCTGCTGGTTGGCCTGCTGCGCAGCCAGACGCGCTTGCTGCTCGGTGTTGAACTGCGACTGGGCTTGGCCGTAAGCTTCCTGCAAGCCTTTGGCTTGGATGTCCCCAAGTTGCGTAGCAAGATTGCGCTGGCGCTCGGCTTCGACCAGCGCCTGACGAGAGCCGCCAAACGCACCTGCCTTGACCGCAGCGGCCTGCTCGCCCATCTTCTGCATCTGCGACGAACGGGACGCTTCGCGCTTGGCGATGTCGACCACGTTCTGCATGTAGGGCGACATGTACGCTTGGGCAGAGCCGGGCTGGGCAAAACTCTGGGTGCTGACACGCTCAGCCGGGCCCATCTGGAAGTTCTGCAACTCCGGACGGTAATTTGTCTGCGCGGCTTGCAAAGCGCCGATACCGACCTGCTGCGCGTCAACTTGCTGGGCAGGGCCCATTTGGAAAGCTTGGGCTCTAGGATCGTAACTGGTCTGCGCCGCGTTGATGGCGTTGGTGCCGACTTGCTGCGCAGCAGCCCGCTCGGCCGGCCCCATCTGGAACGCTTGGATGTTGGGGTTGTACCCGGTCTGCGCGGCCTGAATGTCGCGGCTGGCCACATCGCGGCTGGCCACATCCGGAGCGGCCTGCATTGAGAGCTGCTGGAGGTCCGGGGCGTTGATGCGCTCACCGGTAACGCGGTCAAACCCGACTTGCCCCGGGCCTTGCATCTGCGCGGCCTGCACTTGCGGAGACGCACCCAACGACACGTCACGGGCCATCGCTGCACGCATCTCGGGAGAAGCGCCAAGCTGTGCAGCTTGCCCCATCTGGGCCTGCATGTTCTGCGCGTAGGCCGTCGGGGCGGGGCCAAGCTGTGCAGCCTGACCTGTCTGCGCCCGCATGCGGGGGGCCATACCAAGCTGCGCCGCATAAGCCTGCGCGGCCTGAGCCTGCGGCGTCAGACCTAGCTGAGCGGCTTGGGCTTGCACGCCCTGCGTCGTGGGGGCAGCGCCGAGCTGCGCTGCACGCATGTTGCGTGCGCGGGCCATCGGGGCCATGCCAAGCTGTGCAGCTTGCGCCTGAGCGCCTTGGATGTCCTGCGGACCTTGCATCTGGAAGTTTTGCAGGTACGGGCTGTTGACCTGATTGGCACTGAATTGCCCGCCTTGATACGGCGACGGGGCGCTATATTGGTTGCCGTACTGCGACGGCTGATATCCGTAGTTGCCAGCAGCTTGGGCAAGGCCGTACAACCCACCCGCCGCAGCCTGCGAGTACGGATCGTTACCTAGATTGCCCGCAGCCCCAAAGGCCTGCTGTTGCAACGGAGTGAACTGCGCCTGACGCTCGCCTTGATAGGGCTGATACTGGCGCAGGCCGGTGACAACCGGCATGCCGGTTGCGTCCATGATTGGGTTGCCCTGCTCATCCTGCGCATAGTTGTACATCGTCGACGCGTACTGGCCCAGCAGTTGCTGGGCGTACGGCGCGAGTTCCTGCGGAATCGAGGTCTGGTACTGCCGAATCTCTTGGGGGTCTGCCATGATGTGTCCTTATCCTGCCAACACGCGGTCTGCCTTGACCGGACGCTGCTGGGTTGTCTTGCCGTGCGCCTGTTGGCGAATCTTGTCCATCATGCGGTAGAGCTTCTTGGTGCCACGGTTCACATCACCGCCGCCCAACCGAGCTACCGTTTCGGGGTCAATGTAGGCTTCGCCGTCGGCCACACGGGCACGGCGCTTGCCATCAATCATAGTCGGGATCGAGTCGCTCAGTCCATCCCCCGGGCCTTGGATCGGCGTGGCACCGCCACCAGCGTACTGGCGCAACTGTTGATTGAGCGCAGCCAGACCAGCCTTGGTGCTGCCGTTGCCCATGGCGCTGACCACGTCAGCCGGAACCACGAACGCGTTGCTGCGCATGCCGCCCTTGGCAAGCGCAACGATACCGCCATTACGGAAGTCACCAGAAGCGTCACCAGAAGCGTCACCAGAAGCGTCACCAGAAGCGTCACCAGCAGAAGCATCACCGACAGAAGCATCACCGACAGAGGAAACGCCAACATCCCCGACACTCATGCCACCGATGTCCCCGTTGGCTCCGCCGATGTCACCAGCAGGTGCACCTCCAGAAGGAGCTCCGCCACCAACATCCCCAATGCCAAGACCGCTGATGTCGCCGTTGGCACCGCCAATATCCCCAGCAGGTGCGCCGACAGAGCCCGCCCCGATACCTGTCGGCACCGACTCGACATCACCGGCCATACCAATCGGGCCTGCGATACCCTGATCTGCCGCAGCTTGCGAAGCCGCCGAAACGCCCGCAGCAACTGCCGACTCTTGCGATGCGCCACCAATTACGGCGTTGGCCGCTGTTTGTGAGGCAAGACCGGTAATAGCATCACCAAAACCCATCTGACCGACGGTGTTGGCCGCAGCGGCTGCGGCAGCGGCGGCGTTGCCGCCAGTACCACCTGCCCCGGTGGTGGCGGTAGCACCCATAGCTTCGTTGGCCAGCGGGGAGTTGTCCACAATACTCGCCGCCGAGGCGCGCCCTTCTGGCGACAGCAAAGATGTAACCCCCGCGCCGGACTGGATTGCGGCCAAGGACTGGTTGCCAAACGATGTGGCAGCATTGACTGCGTTACCAATCGACCCGCCGGGCACCAGTGCACCCAGAACTCCCGGAAGTGTCGGGATATTGAAGCCGGGCGACATGCCGTCCTGTAAACCAGTGGTGCCGGGAGCTTGTCCGCCTACTGCCGGTGGCGAACCTTCTTGGGCCACCCCTGCGCCGTCTGTACCGCCTGCTGCCGGTGCCGCAGGCGTAGGCGCGCTGGTCAGCTTGTATCGGCCTGTTGCGGGGTCCAGCGTGTAGGTCTTGTCCCCGACTTTGAGGGACTCGGCCCCCATCGACGGCTGCGCAGGCATAGGAGCCGGGGCAGGACGGCTTGACTGCGTTTTACCAAGCAGGTAGTCCATGGCGTTTTGTGATGCGCCAGACATGCCCTGCGAGCTGCGCCCGGTCGACTGGACCTGCGGAGTGAGCAGCTGCTGTTGTTGGGGCGACAGCCCGCGCAGAATTTTTTGCTGCACGTCTTCGACTTCACCGCCATCGGCCATGCGGATTGCGTCAGCGCGAATCGGCGTGCCCGCCGTCATGCGGCCCGTTTCCGGGTCGTAGTTGTAGTACGGACGGATGTAGCCGGGCGCAGCCAGCGAGCTGGGCATCTGCGTTTTGGTGCTAACGGCTTGGTCGGCAAGGATCGGAGACGCAGCCATGTAGGCGTTTTGCAGCGTTTTGAGACCACCGCCCATACCTGCCAGCGCTTGGCTGGGGTTGCTGATCGCGGCCTGTGCGCCAGCACTGATCTTGTCCCACGGGCTGGCAGCGGCAAGTTTGCTGGCAACGGCTTGTTGGGCGGCTTCTTCACCAAGCCCCGCGCCTGCTGCCTGCGAGAGAGCGCCAGTACCCACGCTTGCCAGACCTTCACCAAGGTTGGAGCCGCCATACGCACCGAGGCCCGCCATGATGCCTTTCTCCAGACTGCCCGAGGCAAGCGCTGAGATGCCGCCGACGGTCAGTGCTGCGGTGCCCGCGCTCATGAGGCCAAAACCTGCCGGACCAAGCGCAAAACCGGCGATAGCCGGGAGCAGGTCTTTGAGTTTGAACGCTTCGGGCAGGCCCGTCTGCGGGTTGATTGTCAGGCCTTGGCCGTCTTTGGCCATCGCCAGTGCGTGCAGCCCGGCAACTTCTTGCGGGGCCATGTGGACGAGCATCGAGTCGCCACCACGCCCTTGGGACGCCATCGTGGCAGACCGGGGGGCAATAGGATAGTTCATTCCTGCCTCGCGGAGAAAGGGTTGGAGGAGTCTATCATGTCAAGACGTTCGAGACAAACGAAAGTGTGGCCACGACAGACGGTATGGCAGGCATGGCAAACGGTGACGTTTGCGCAGCTGCGGCTTCAAAAGTAACCGACGTGTTGCTGACAGCAGCCCACATTTCGATCGTGTCGTTCGCTACGGCATCAACAAAGAAGTTGCACGCCGCAATAATGTATCCGGGCGTGCCGCCGTGGCTGGAGATTACGTCAAACTTACTACCGGTGCCCAAGACATCCACATTGTTTTTGCGCAACCAAATCCACGCAGAGTGTATTTGCGTGTCAGTGTTCTTAAGCTGGACGCTGAACTGGTAGTTGTAGATGCCGGACTGCAAGACATGGATACCGTCCGTGCCGTCATTTTCCATCCCGTTCAGGTAGTCGTTCTGGTCGAACGTGATCTGCGTGGCGGTGTTGGCGGTGAACGTCTTGTTTGTGGTGCGCTGTACAGCCCCGTACGGATTGTTGAGGTACTCCCCACCGCGCACGCCCGCAAGCGCGGCAACGTTGCCGCCGAGCTGGTTGAAGTACAGACGCAGCACATCGCTGTGCTGGCTGTGGTGGCGCTGCTCGTATGCGAGCGGTGCCTGCGGCAGGCGCGGTGGCGCTGGAACGACGAGGCGGGACATAGGTCAACGCCTCCCGTCAGGCCGCACATCCATGCGCGGTACGCCGAGCTGCCACTGCACGCCGAGCATATTTGAGCTCACCTTGAACGCCATCTGGCGTCCTCGGACACGGCAGTAGATGATCTGTGTGAACTGCTGCACGGTGTAGTTGCGCTGACTGCGGTAATCCTGCGTGCTGACCACATCAGGGCTGGCCGCAGCGCCGTAGTTCGAGCCGGGGTTCTGGCGCGGGCGCATGGTGAACATCACCTCGGGGTTGTTGACGTACGAGCCGTCAAACGTGATGTCGGGGATCATGCGCCAGACGAACCCATAGTTATGGCCGTCACCAATGTCGAAATCGGCGGACTGCACGTACGACTCGATCGCCGTCGGCGGGTTGGTCGAACCGTCATCAACGCCGTTCTCATGGTACAGCAACAGGCCGTTGTAGCCCGCCGCCATCGGGTAGTCGCGCAGGGAGGAATCCAACCAAGCGGTTCGCCCCATTGTTCCGTACGCCCACGTCTGCTCCAAATAATTGAAGATGACGTACCGATCAATCGTGGTCGAGTTGGCAGAGCAGTAGAAGAACCAAATTTCGTTGAAGCCCTCATTTGTGCTGGCAAAAACTTGGAACTGCTGCTGGAGGTTGATGTCCCCAAAGATGTACTGACGCAGCGGGCAGTACAGGGTTTTCACCGTACCGTCGTACAGGTAGAACTTGTCGATGCCCATCCAATAGACCACGTTGGCGGCTGTGGCCGTCGCGTTGGGGCCCATGATGGAGATGTTGTCGCCAAGGATGTTGAAGCCCCAGACGTACGGCGGGCCAAGGTACTGCATCGAGTACAGCGCCGCATCGGTCCACACCAAAAGTTCTTGTCGAGACTGCAAGAAGCCGATGATGTTCGACCCGATACTCAGACGGTAGCTGCCAGCCTGATTGGTCGGCAGCGGCTCCCAGACGGCGTAATCCTCTTGGTCAGACCAGCGCACCAACATCGGATCGAGCGCAGTGGGGTCTGCTGCCAGAGGGTCGTTGCAGCCAAACGCGATCACGAACCGCGAGCTGTCGGACACAGTGACGCCGTTGGCCACAGAGGGGCAGTACGTGTCAGTCAACCAGTACTGGACGCCGTTCTGTACATTGGTGTTGGTGCTGGAGAGCTGCTGGGCGCGTGTGAAGGACGACACACTGGCGTCGGGTGCCCACAGATATAGCGCTCCACCACGCGGGTTCATGATGAGCAAGTCGCCAAAATTCTTTTGGGTCCACAGGCGCATCTGAATGTCCACGCCAACGCCTGCTGGGACAGGTGACCCCCATCCGGTAAGCGTGCCCGCAGTATTTCCGCCCCAGCCGCCAGCACCCCAACCTACGCCAGTTGTGTAGATTTCGCTGCCTGTGTTGAGCTGGTACGTGAACGTGGCTGAGCCTGTCGTGCCTGCACTGGTGGCAGGTGACGACACAACGATGGAGTACGTGTTGTTGCTGAGGTACGTGATCTGAAACTCACGGTTCAGTGCAGCGGCAGGGATGCCGTTGATGGCACCGCCAACGCCTGAGATGGTCACGAAATCGCCAGTGTTGGCCCCGTGGCCGGGGTCATTGACAACAACAGTTGTTGCCGTAGCGCCTGTGGTGGTCGTGAAGGCGTTCGACGCGACCGTGTTGACATCTCGAATGGGGGTGATGTCGTAGAAGTAGCCGCCAGATGTAGACTGAAGGTAGTACTTAAGGTTTGTGCCAAGCGCAAGGATGTTCAGTCCCGTGAGCGTGATCCAGTTCCACATCGAGCGGCACACGCCCCAGTACGAACCTGTTGGCGGTTGCAGTGTGGCCTCTGCCAAGCCAACGTCCTTGACCCACCCACCGAGCTTTTCAGGGTATCCCGAGCGGAAGCGCACCTTGTCCATCTCGAACCAAGTGCCTTCGTTTGCCAGCGATGTGGATTCCCGGTTGACGCCGGGTTTGAATTTGAGTTGCTGAAGGGGCATGTTCAGTCCATCAAGAGGCACTCGGCCTGACGACGTTTAACCAATCCGGGCAGCACGCGACCGCCGCCCCTCGTCCAGAGCATGAGTTGCTCCTTTGCGCCTTCCCAGTCTTGAGCGTTGATTTTCCTACGCAACGTGCTGGTTTGCAACCTACCAACGCCAAGGTTGTATGCGAAGTCGACGATCGCATTGCAACGCCGCTCGTGGGTGGCAAGGATGGGGCACCAGCGCAGCACACCCGGTAGGTACGTGTGCTCAAGCTCTTGGCGCAGCATGCTGCTGGCCATGAACTCGTCGATCGGGGCGTCTTGCAGGGTAACTTTCTTGCCGCCCGGGTAGTAGGTGCTGCCGTACCCGATCGTCGGGATTCCGGCAGGGCACAGGTACGGCTTCGACCGGAAGCCCTCAAAGCGCTTGCACAGCTCTTCGGCCAGCGCCAAGTCCATCACAGCCCCCGCTGCTTGAGCGTGCGATCAAGGAACCAGTAGTTGATGGTGCCGGACAGCAACGCCGAGAAGTCGGGCGACATCATGATCTTGAACACTTCAGCAGGCGGCAGGCCAGCAGCCCATGCGTTCCACGCAAACCAGACGTGGGCGAACGACCAGATGAACAGCACCCAGTATGTGACCACCGGGCGCACCGAAGCGGACAGCTTTGCGGCCCAGCCACCAGCAGCCTTGGTCATCTCTGCCTGCTGTTTGATTGCGGCGTTGAAGGCGTCCATGACACCCACGTCCACCGCAGCATCACGGGCCGCGCCAATCTCGGCCAGCTTCTGTTGGCCGCGCACCTTCTCCAGATCGCACTGCCGATCGAACATCGACAGCTCATGCTGGCGCTCGTTCTTCTTGTCGAAGAATTTGAGCACTTCCGGGGCCAGCCGGAAGATGCCGCCAATCAGCCCGCCAAGGACGCCGCCACCGAGTAGTTCAAGCATGTCAGCTCCTTACGAAAGCGTCAGCGTTGTCGAGCGCGTCACACCGTCCGTGCCTTTGACGAAAATCTTGAGCTGCGTGTTGCTGGTCAGCTCGAACGTCATGGTGCTGTTGCTTGGCAGCGTGGGTGCGGTGCCGGACACTTTGGTCACAAAGTTCTGGTTGTTGTCCCAATACGCTTTCCAAGTACCAGCGCCGTCGGACAGCACAACGTAGTTGTTGGCTACTGTCAATCCGCCAGTTTCTACCCCGTTAAAGCTGCCCAACATAGTAGCATTTGACAGGTTGCTCGTAACGGCCGTACCTGCGCTTGCACCAACAAGTGTACAGTTTTGAAGTGCGAGGCTGGAAAAAAATGTGTTTGCTGTACCGCCAATAACTACGTTCGAGCTGCCACTAGTGACGCCTGCCGCACTGTTTCTTCCAACAAATACGTTGTAGTCCCCTTCTGTAAAAGAGCCGCCAGACTGCCAGCCCAAAGCAGTATTTCCGGTAGTATTGCTTCTAAAGTTTCGCAACGCATACGTTCCAAAGGCGCAGTTTGCATCACCTGTTTTTGAGAACGCAACAAAGCGGTCACCACGAAATGCTTGGTAACCAAAAGCTGTGTTTTGCGTGCCTGTCGCATATCGTGCTGCTTCGACGCCAACAGCTGTGTACTCACCACCGTTTGTGTTGACAACCGCATTGTTACCTATTGCAACGTCGTTGTAAGAACTGCTGTCAAGCGTAGTTCCGACAGTATTGCCGATGAGAATTGCACCGGCGTTTGTGCTGCCGGTGTTCAAACCGAGCTTTGTGGAGGTCGACGTTGTGGCCGTGATGTCGGACGAAAGCGTTCCGGTGCTGAACGTCAGGCCCGACCCGACCGTCACGTTGCTGAACCCGCCCGAACCGTTGCCATACAGAATCGACGTGCCCGAGGTAGAGGGCGCTGCGCTGATTGCCGTGCGGAAGTCTGCCGCAGTCAGCGCAGACACAGTGTTGTCCGCATTGAACCGGGGGAACGTCACCGCGCTGGGGTTCGTGAGCGTGAACAAATTGCCGCCGACAGTAGTGGCACCGAGCGAGGTTCGACCAGTTGCCGCGACCAAGTTTGTCGCACCGCCATCCCATTGCAAGCGCTGGGTATAAGCCGAGTCCCAGTTCGTTTGGCTGGCCGTGGTCGGGATCGAGTACCCGCTTTGCAAACTGATTGCCAGCGTCCCGGAAGTGGTGATGGGGCTCCCCGCCACCGTCAAGCCTGTCGGCGTGGTGAGCGCAACAGATGTCACCGACCCTGTGTTGGCACCAATTGCCGCACGGAACGTTGCTGCGTCCAGCGCAGACACGGTGTTGTCCGCGTTGAATCGAGGGAACGTGACCGCGCTGGGATTGGTCAGCGTGAACATGTTGCCGCCAATCGTGGTGGCACCAAGACTTGTCCGTGCACCACTTGCCGTCGTCGCAGCAGTGCCACCCTGCGCAATTGAAAGCGCCGTCGTCAAACCAGACAGCGACGTGATGTCCGAGTTGGCCCCGGAGGCGGCAGCACCAAGACTGGCGCGTGCACCAGAGGCCGTGGAAGCGCCCGTGCCGCCATCGGCAACGGCAAGATCAGTGGTCAGCGTGATGGCCGGAAAATGGTTGTTCTGGACGGCAAAGTTTGTGCCGTCCGACCAGATCGTCATGGTCTTGCCTGCCGGAACGGCAACACCCGTGCCCGCTGCCGTCGTGTTACCGATAACCGTCGAGTTGTACACCGTGGCTGTATAGCTGCTGGCGTTGTAGATGATGTACGTCTTTTCTGCCGGAGGGGCGTAGACGTTGAAGTTCGCCCCGGTGGTCGTGGTCAGCGCGATCACGGCGTTGCGCGACTCATCCGCCGCACCGTACAGCGCAGTGAGGGCTTGGTCAGCCGCAATAACTGCGACTGACGTGTACCCGGTAATACCGGCCTCGATCAGCGTGCCGAGGTTTGTGTTGGTCGTCGTGCCCCACGTACCGGCCTGATCGCCGGTCGTGATGAGTTCAATCCGAAGACTGGGGGAGTACGTGCTCATGGTGAGTCCTTACAAGGTCGAGATGGGCGACCAAGGGTCGTCGTTGCCGGTATCAATCACAACCCATCCGGGGGTTTGTGCAGTTGCAAGATTTTGCCAGCCGGGCGTCTGGTTGTCATCAATGACGTTCCAGAGGAAGTTTCCAACAAAAACACCTGTACCCGTCGACAGCTCTTGAATGCTGGAGATAAACACCGCGTTTGTATCGACCCGGTCTGTTGCAATCGCAGCGTCCGGAGCAACCGCGTTGTAAACGGAACCCGGCGCGTCAACCGCGTCAACAGCAACCGCAGTCTCCGACAAAGTGGCCAGAAACACGACTTTGCTGGAAGTGGTGTCAGTGATCGTCCCGCTCTCTTGGATGCGCACAGCCAGCAGGCGAAGCGCGGCAATAGCGTCCGTACCCGTTGCGGAATCTGCGTATCGCGCAACAAACACTGCGGCAGATCGAACAGTCTCTGAAGCATTCGCTGTTTCAGCCACACGCGGTTTGTATATGCTTCCCGGGGCGTTAACGGTGTCGGTTACAGTGGCCGTTTCTGCCAAAGAAGCTGCCGCCCGGTGCAAGGCTGCAAACACGTCTGTGGCAACGCTGCTCTCCGAAACAAAGGCCCCCGCTAGATGCGCTGCACGCACCGTCTCTGTGCCGGTCGCCGCATCCAAAACAGTAGTGTAAAAAACAGTTTGCGTAGACACACTGTCGGTGCTTGTCGCGCTGTCTGCCACCTGTGTAAGAAATGTCTGTACGGCTGTCTGCGTATCTGAAATAGTGGCGGTTTCAGAAACAGCTGCAGGATACAGCGGGACAGAAGAAACAATATCCGTTACGCTGCCATCCTCTACAACGTACACAAATACTGTTGAAGTAACCGCCATCGAATCTGCTGCCGAAGCGGTTTCGCTAATACTGGCAACCGCACTAAAAGAAGTGGCCAAGCTGTCAGAACCTGCCGCAGCTTCAGCAACAAAAGAAGCAAACGCAACAAAAGCAGACACACTATCAGTAGCGGACGCTGTTTCTGTTACAAGCGCTGCGATTCCCGCAGCCACGACGCTTGCAGCTATGCTGTCAGACGCGGTAGCAGTGTCAACAACATATGCAAAAACGGGCGATGTAACAGTGGCAGAAACTGAATCGGACGCAGTTGATGTTTCTGTTACGGTGCTTGTAATTGGCGCTGGGCCCGTTGCAATAAGCGCAAAATAGCCCGCACTTGTCTTCGAGGTCAGCGAGTATGCCCGCGAACTCGTGTAGCCAAGTACGTCAAACAGGTTCATGCGTCGGTGCTGTCAGGCCATTTTTGTTTCATGGCGGCATATGCTTGCTGCCACAAATTCTGGTCACTGTACATATCAAAAGTGCCGTCGAGCATGTACAAAAGGTGCGGTGGCTCACCGCTTTCTGCACGCTGGGCAGTTTCGTACACTCCGACGGCTACCGTCAGGGTTGTCTTGTTTTTTGCAATTACGCTATCAGGGCGGCAATACTGCGACCTGTATGTGTAATTGACCTCAGAAACAATGTCAGTGATGATTGCCATAGCACCCTCAAACAATAGTCAGATCGTCGAGCCAGAAAGATTTGACACCTTCGGTGAACCGCACCTTGATTGCCAAATACACTTCTTCGGTCTGCGTTGCCGTAAAAGACAAAGAAAACCCTGCCCATGCGTTGATGCACGCAGTCGTCATCGACTGGGAAACAACAGTCCCATACCTGTTCACAATCGACGCCACAGCGTTACCAGAAACAAATGTTGTTTGGTCTGTTCGGAGATACCCGGCAACCGTGTAGCTTGTGCCAGAAACAACCGGTATTTTTATGTTCTTCGTGGCCCATCCGGAAATCCAGTACCCCGGAGTCACAATAGTGCCAAGGTATATCTTGATGCTCGGACCGGCTGTCCTGAAGAACGTTGCGTCAGTAGTAACCAGAGGAAACTGAGAGGCGCCAGCACCAAAGATTCCGTTCGGCACAGGGCCTGTAACACCCAAAAGCTCGTATGGTGCCGTTCCGTCTGCTTGCGTTACAAGCAGGTTTGCTGATGCGAAGTACCAGTTTGGCTTGTTCGTCGTCGCATGGTAGCAGCTCAGCGCAAACACTGTTGGCGTTTCTTCGGACCCAGTCCATGTAAAATACGTAGATGGCGCGCTAAAAAACGTGGCAGTAACGCTCATCGAATTTGTGAACGTTATTGCCGTTGTGTTTATCCTTGGCAAAGCCATTACAGGATACGCCGCATTTATCGAACTGTTTGTTGCCGCCCATCTATATCCTGTTGTGGTTAGCACGCCACCATTTCCGACCAAAATAGGGTTTGTAATGTTAAGTGTGAACCCGCCAAGCTGTCCTGTAAGCGCGCTTGCGGGTCCGGGCGTATTATAAATATCAATTGTGCCAACGTTCCATGTCGAATACGCACCAACAGCGCTGGTTGCCGTTGCCGCCAACGTGTTGCTGCCAACAACACTAGCAGCCAAAACATAAGTTATGTTCGCTGTGCCGCTGTAAAAATTTGGGAATACCACCAAGCCTGTTGTGGTGTAGTAGTTAGTTACCGTAAGCGTGGAATCTATTGATAGCAGCCCTGTTGAAGGAGAGAAGGAAACGTGCTTGAAAGTAAAATTCAGATTTTTTGGCGTGTACGAACCAGAAGATGTCGTGCTAGTATTAAACAAACACTGAGGCCCATATATCTGATTTAAGTTGAGCGTTAGTAGTGCATAGCAGTACAAAAACATCGACGTAACCGTGGTATTGTTACCAAGGTAATGCGTGTGCGGTAGGTTTGCTGTGCTGTTCCTGTACGGAGACTCGTTTTGTGACGTACCTGCTTGTGTATCAATGTACCAATTCGCAGTTGCCGATGTTGCTGTGGACCTGAGTAGACTTTTTGCGGTGCCGTCAGTTACGCGAACGCCATCGGCAACCCAGCCATCAGTAACAGTGATACCGTCCCACGAATTGACTGCAATATCGCCCCACGTATAGATTGTGCCACCTGTTGCTGACGGCGTTGCAACTGCCGTATTTAGTTTACGTACATTCAACGATACCGTCAAAGAGCTGGTTGAAACCGGTATTGGGAGTGTTGCTGATGTCGAAACTGTCAGCGTGTTTGTGGAAACTGCTTGAACGCGTGCAAACGAGTCGTAGTCAGTAAAATACACAAAGTCGCCAACAACAAAATCAGCGCCAAGCCCACCCCCAGAAGTAATTGTGATTGTGTTTACGGCCGAGCGGGATGCAACGTATGCCGTGGCCGTAAGTATTGAGGTCAGGTACTTGGCGACAATACGAAACTCATCCCCAGGATTCACAGACACGCCGCGAGTCGTACTACCAAAAGAAAATGGGGACGCCCACGTACCAGCGCCGTTGACGGTGGTGTAAGGGTCGATGTAATAGACGGCCATTGGTTACCTCAAAAGCAACAAGGCGGGGCCGCTACGCCCCACCAATTAACCAGCGAGGCTGAAAGTGTACGTCACGTTCAGCGTGTCGCCGCTGACAACCGCACGGTCGCCGGGGGACTGGAAGTCCGCAGCCGAGAACAGCGTGCCGGTGGTGCCGCCCTTGGTGTTGTTGCTGATGAGGAACGCGCCGCCGACCGTTGCCGTAGCGTTGATGCTAAACGAGGCCGGAGAGGCGCTGTTGGTCACGACCGAGGGGTTGGCAGTGGTGGCGGCGGCAAACGTTGCGGTGGGGCGCGTGGCGTTGCTGTACGGGGTGATTTCCGTCCAGCCAGCGTGCGACGAAGCGGTGTCGCCAGCAGCAGGCGTGTTCGAGGCACCCGCACCATACAAGCCCAAATACCACGTGGTGATTTGAGTCTCGGCGGCAAGTGCCGACCCGGCCATGTACTTCAGGCCAACGTTGACCACAAGGTTCTTCGACTCAACGGCCCACTTCAGGTTGCCGTCTTTGTCAAAACACTCGACCTTGAACCGGCCAGTGGCCGAGGCTTGTTCGGCGTTTTGGGTGCCAGCGATAAGGCCCGTCTGCACGGAGTCGTTGGCTTTTGCGCGTTCAATGGACATGATTGCTCCTTATGCAATACGGATGATGGCGGAGGTCGCCGTGTTGGCGGGCATCTGCACCCGGAAAGTTGCTGTGGCGGTCTTGTCAGACCCAAAGTCGAGCACAGCGATTGCAGTATCCCCAATGCTGGAATTGTAGATGAGTGCGGCCCGTGCCGTAAAGCTGGCCGGGTCCCACTCAACATCGTTGAAATCAACGAACGCCGTGGTGCCAGAGACCGTCACAGTGACGCCCGTCAGCACCTTGCCACCAGCGGTGTACCCGGTGCCAACAACCTCGTTGCTGGTGGTGTACACAAGCGTGGTGGGGCCTAGGTTGGCCTCGGCGGTGTAGAGGGCCATCTTGACGACGCCCTCTGTCAGATAGGCCAGCGCTGTCTGCTTGGCCTGCGTGGTCATGCTCTGTTCAATGGCCATCTCAGTTCACCGGTTGTCGGTACTGGCCAGAGCGGTATGCATCCTGCCGCTCCATACCATCGCCAAGACGTTTGGCCAGCGCCAGCGCTTCTTTGTACTTGCCGTCGTACAGTTGCATCATGTCGGTCTCGCCCTTCATGAACGTGTACGCCTCGACCAGCGTGCCGTACAGCAGCACCGAGTCGAAGTTGTCGCCCAACCACGTCGTACCCGCCGTCACGATCGACTCGGGGTAGTAGTAATAGTGCAGCTCGACGGTGTACGTGTTGTTCGGGGTCGGACCGAACAGAAACGACAGCTCGTTCGTGATGACGCCGCTTGCGACCGTCGGGCCGAACAGCGCGTAATACTTGGGGATGCCCGTGCTGGTAGGAGTGGGGTACGCCTGCCGGATGAAGTTCACGTCCTTGTTCAGAAGGAACTCGTACGCGCCATCCGTGTCCACGACTGCCATCGAGTAGACGGCCAAGAAATCTCCCGGGCACGAGAGGTACTTGTTGTTCGTCGAGGTCGTCCCCGTCACGTTCTTGCGCAGGGACGGGAACTGCACCGTGTTGTAGATGCGCTGCTCAGCCTGCTTCACAAACAGGGGGATGTTCGCAACGAACTCGCTTTCGTAGTTCTGCGTGTAGTCCTGAACGGCGGCTGACAACTCAGTGTAGTTCATCCATCACCTCAAGCCATCGGGCCTCGGGCAATCGTGCCCTTGGTTGCAGCACCGTTGCCACGCGTCTTGACGCCAGCAGTCTTGGTGCCCGGGTACTCGTTCGAGCGCTGGTTGGCCACCGAAATGTTGGCCTTGAGCGCTTCCTTGACGGGCATGACGCCGACGACCGGCGTTGCCACGGTGGTGGGTTGCTTGTAGGTGGCCATCTCAGGCTCCCTTGCGGCCAGTGCTGCGCTGGTTCATGACCTTGGCCATGTTGCGACCGTACTTGAGCATGTCCGAGTTGGTCTTGCCACCGGCCTTGAAGGTCGGGGTCTTGCCCGGGTGCATACGCTGCTCGTGCTTGCGAACTGCTTTCTTTGCGTCCATCATCGACTCCTTACGTCGTTGCAATCGTGACGGTGCCAACTTGCGAAACACCAACGAGGTAGTTTGGCGTCAGCACATCGTCGAAGAAGCTGGCACCACCAACCGGGTTCCAGCCCCACTGAATATCTCTCGAACCGCCCGTCAAATTGCCTGCTGCGTTGGGACCCGCCGTGATGTACGTGGTGTCCTTGCGAGGGTTTCTGACCGCTTGCGGATCGTACACCGGATACATGCCCAACTGCAACTGCGGCTGATCCGGGTCCCAGCAAGTCGGGCAGACCAAGAGGTTGTACGTCTTGGTCTTGATGATCTCTTTGCGCAGCGAGGTGAGCTTGAACTGAAAGCCGCAGCGGTCGCATACGGCAATCGAATTCTTCCCACTGGCAAACTGGTTTCCCATCAGGTGCTGCTCCCGATGTACATCCGGCGCGGCACAAAGCGCACAGCGGCCTTCTCGCGGTCTTCCTCAGCCGCAAGCTGCCACGCCTCGTCGTACTGCGCCTTGAGCACTTCCAAACGGGCCTCTGCGCCGGGAATCTTGAGCGCCAAGTAGTAGGCCAGCCCGGCCACCATGCAGGGAATGAACCGGAAGGGCACATCCATGGTGTTCGTGCCGTTGCCAGCGTCGTCGATCCGGCGCATGCGCCAGTACACGAGCTGGTAGGTCGTCGAGTTGTCCGGCACCGGCCACACCGTAAAGCGCGGGGCCGATTGCAGGCGCTCGATCCAAATCTGGATGGGACGGCCTTGGGACAGCTTGTTGGGGATCGTGGCGTAGGTCGAGACGCTGATGCGCGTGATGGTCAGGTCCGCCTGCGTGGAGGCCGAGCCAGCACCGGTGCGGATGACGTGCTCCAGCAGGTCCACCGTGTCCGCAGGAAGGTCGTACGTGGCCTGTCCGGCAGTCAGGGTCTGCGTGCCCTGCTCGAACGTCCACATGTTGACGCCACGGTTGGCCCAGTCAGCAAACAGCAAGTTCAGCGAACGGCGAGCGGTCTTGAGATCGTAGCCGGTGCGCAGCTCCGAACCGGCACGCTCGAACGCCTCCTCGACCAGCTCGGTCAGGTCAAGGTTGAAAACGGCGGTTCCAG